CTACGATAACCGCGCATTCAACATGGCTATCTGTTCGTCGTTCATGTCATCAATCCACATACCGTAAATTTCATACACCATCTGCGCAGTTTCATGCCCCATTTGGCTGGCTATAAATGCCGGGTTCGCTCCTGCCGTCAACAGCCAGCAGGCAAAAGTATGCCGCGTATGGTACGGATTACGGCGGCGAATACCAGCACGTTTTACTGCTGCATTCCACCTTGCCCCCAAACTGCTTACCGAGTAATAAGGTTTTTGTTTTCCGTTACACACCCTGGGCATGAAAACAAAATGCAGTTTTTGCTTTTCGGTTCTGCCGTACTCCCGATGATAAAAGGTGATTTCGCTTTTGCGATGATGCCCGGTCAGTTTGTATTGCTCCTTCAGTGCTTCAAGAGCAGGCTGCAGTAGTGTTACTGTTCGGATCCCGGCATTTGTTTTTGGGGGACCGAACATATCAAGTATCGTCAGGTTTCTTCTGACATTCACTATTCCCTTTTCGAGATCCACATCCTCCCACGCCAGAGCTGCCAGTTCCCCGTGACGAAGTCCTGAGTAAACGGCAAATTTCCACAAGTTCTGGCTCTGTCCTTTTTCACTTTCCATTAATGCATTGAATTCTGTTTTAGATAAAGGATCAGGCTTTATTCTGTTTCGCTGTAATTTTTTTACTCCTTCAAATGGTTTAGTTGATATAAATCCCGACTGATACGCAAAACGCAACAGCGAACAGAGCAGGGCGATATAGTTATCAACTGTGCGCACGGTTCTTCCTTTTTTGTTGGATCTTGGATTATCCAGGTAAAGCGTTTCTCCATGCAGCAGTTCATTCCGGTAGTTTAAGATATCGCTATAACGAATATGTGATATCGGGGTACTTTCACAAATTATTATTCTGAGTGTTTTTAATTGTGATTTCGTTTTCTTCATTGTGTTTGTTGTTAACTCTGTCTCTTTAATTTTTGTCCAGATATCACAAAGCTCTCCGAACGTTTTTATGACTCTCGTTGTCACCATTTTTGCCCCAGTGCTGGACTGGGGAAAACGTCTTAAATACTCAAATTCACCGGAGTTTATTTCATGAACTATCAGCGATCTTAAATTTCCGGCCTTTTTAATATTACTGTTTGTAATCTCCCAGCCTTTTAATGTTTCCCGACATCGTTTTCCTCGAAACATGAACCAGATGCGAATGTATCTACCTCTAATCTCGACACCTGTTGGTAATTTAGACATATCATGAGTCTTTGATAAACTGATTTATCTTTGGATAGTTGTACCAGATAATCCCTCGTTTGCTGTCTGGCTTACCTAAAGGAGATACTCGTTTGAAGTGGAAGCCCTCCACCCAACAGTTCTGGCGGTATGCTTCAATTTGTCTGGCCCCCAGACCAGTGCGAAGCATCAGGCCGTATTCAACCATCCACTCTTCATTAAAGATTACTTGTGCCATCGCATCACCTCTGGCAGGCGCCAATGTTAGACTGAAATTGACGCCCGATGTTGATTATTAATAATCAGCTATGAAGTTTTAATTTGAATACAATGCAATTCTCGAGGACTGAAGTTTCTCGCAATTAAAATTTATCAGTTTTACTTTCTGCTCTCTGGAAACGCCTGCTTCTTTTTTACCTGAGAGCATTTTTTCGCATTCTGATTTCGTTAGTTTAGATTTTGAATATCTTGTCCAGTTAGTAGGAGTGCCACCTTCCTTTTCAATAGTGGCGGTAATTTTATACATGAACACCTCCATTATTATTTCCAGTGGTTCGTTTATTCCATCTTTCGAGTGCTTCTTTTTCACTTCCACCATAACCGGTTCGGGATTCGCATCCGTTACACTTCGCTCGGTAATATCCTGAAATGGCTTTCACCGTTACTGATGGACAACCACAAAATGGACATGGTTTAACATTGTCATATCTCATAATTTTTCTCATAAAAAATATTTCAAGTTGGCGGTGCATTACAACGCCAGGCTGAATTATTCCTCTGAATTATCGATTACACTGTATTCCCCGGTTAATACAGAGGAATCTGCAGGATCGATTGTCAGTGGTTCCTTTTCATCCATTGATACTGCACGCTGGATCTCAATTGATACGGGCAGATATTTGAACAGGCGACGAATAGCCGTTTTCTTTGCCATTTCTTCCCAGTGAGTTACCCACGGCCCGTTATTACCAGCTTTACTCAGGCTGCGCACCAGCTCAATCTGTTTGCGCGTCATAACTTCAAACTGAGTACCTCCGTCTTTCAGTCTTGCGACAGCATAGACGTGGGTAACCGGGGCATCTTCGTTTTCTCCCGGGCGGTGTATTAACTTTTCATCAAGGCCAAATTCGAAGCTAAACTCGTCACCTTCACGGACAACACGGGCTGACAGGCTGGCGATTTGACCAGAACGGCGAGCCAGATCAATCATGCCGCGATAGCCAATGATTAGCTGAACGTTCTTTTTACCGCTCTTTTCGTTTTTATTACCAAAAGGCAGTAAATATGCATGACCGAGGGCGCTACCTGGCTCAAGTCCGAGCTGTGAACACTGTACGATCGCACTGACAAAACTCATAGTGTCACAGTTTCCTAACGCCGGAACTTTACGAATTTCTGTGGTGGCGATACGGATCATACGTTCAGCCGTCATATGGCGTGGAAGAGCTGCTGCCAGTTGCTCTTTCATTGATGGCTGGTTAATAAAACTAATCACGTCGCTATTTTTAACTGCTGCTGGTGCACGGTTTCCCTGAGTTTTTTGCAGATCGGCTTTTGCGATTGGTGGTTGCTTAGTCATTTGCATATTCCTTAGCCCAGCGGGGCAATGATAATGTCTTAATAGCTGGCCATTCATCGGTATTCAGGCAGTCAGACAGGGTTCGCAGATTGCGGTGATATTCCTGTTGACCTGCCAGTTTTGCTTCTTCGCCCATCATGAAAATTTCAACCGGATAACGTCCGCATTCAATAGTTGTGCTGGCAACCAGAAAAACGAAAGTTGGCTGCACTCCAAACTGTGCTTCATAACCGTCACTGTAGAATGCATCCTGAACGTGATAGCGGTAGTCGTAATAAGCGGTTTTGAATCGTTGAATATCCGCCGTAGTTTTCACGTCCATGATCCAGTGAAATTCAGGGATAATTTTGTCCGGACGGCACCGACACAAAATTCCTGTTTCAGGATCTTCCCAGTAAATTGATGATTCAGCGTGTCCGGCGCTTTCAACAAGCCATTGCCCCAGCGGCAAAGCCATAACGCTTTGATACATGAGTTCAATTTTCCGGCCTTCTTCCGCAGTGATAACCGTTTTTCCTGTGCTTGCGCATTCCATCAGAAACGCTTTCTCTTCTTCTTTTCCGGCGTTTGTACGGCGGTTAAATTCAGGTGCTACGATAAAGCGGTTACTGAATTCTTCCGGTTCAAGTACCCGGCAGTGGAAAGCAGTTCCTAAATCGAGCGTTTTTGTCTTTGTGGTGTCCACGGGGGCATTTTTACGCCACAAATATAGTGCCGGAGTATCAGCAATGTCATCGAGCTGAGACTTACTGATACCGGGACCCGCGTGGTAATTCTCATTCGAAATTCCGTAATAAATACCTGGCTCTATGTCTTCTACGATTACGGGATCTGCGACTTCGCCAGTTTCATCACTGCAATCGCGATGCGGATCGCTGCCAGCATTCTCATTGTGCGGATGTTCAGCGCCTTCCATTTCCTCCGGATCATTTTCCTTAGCTTCAACCTGACTCTCTTCAGCGAATGTTTCCTGGTATGTTGCGTCGCCCATCACCGCACCACAGTCAGGGCAGTTATCCCCGCCAGTCTGGCCGCAGGCATTGCAGGCTATTTCCGGTTCCTGTTGCACTACTGGCTCAGGTTGATTCATATCTGGGCTGGTTTTTTCCGTTTCTGGCTGGTTCTGGTACACACAATCGCGAGTCTGGATCCCCTTTACCCATTTCGGATCGCTAATTCCGTCAACAAATTCACCACGTGATGCAGCAAGCAATTTATCGTCATCGACAGGATTTTTTGATGGAATGTTTTTCCGGGCTTCATGGAGTTCTGCCCGCAGTTCCTGATATTTCGCATCAACAGAATTTACCTGTGACTGAGCATCCAGCGGCTGCGTGTCCTGATGATGTTCAGTTGCGTCCGGTTCCATTGTTTCAGCCTCTCCCTGTTCAACTGCCGTTGTTCCAGATGGTTGCGGTTTTTCTTCATCATCCTGTTTTCCTTCTTCTGTTACTCGCTGCGGCATCGGGGCAGAGGAGCGACCGCAGGCAATATCCACGATTTCCGGATCAGGGTTGGCATGATCGGTTTCAGTCAGTACTTTGTTCAGATATTCAGTGACGTGCGCGGGGATGACCTCGATCCCAATTGGTGCTTCTTTTACGGACGCAACCACGATGGCGCGGGAATAATCCAGCCCGCCAGGCATGGTGATGAATTTGTTGCGGAAAACAGAAAAGGGCGGTTTATTTTCAGCGATAATTTCCTCAATGCGTTTAGCGTGTGCCGGATGAAGGTTATAGATGTCCAGATCCATTGAACGGGCCAGTACGCCAGTGGCTACGTCGCGCGCCAGTGACGTCAGATCGTGTACGAAACCTTCGCCGCGATCGGTGAGGTTTCCGCCGCCAGCATTAGCACCGGAAGCCGTGCGAGTGATGTGTGAAACACGATTACCCTTCATCCACTCTTTTGTCAGCAGTCCTCGATCGGTGTAGTCAGCGTTCAGGTATGCTTCGAAAAAAGCAGTTATCAGTCCCAGGTTTGAATTACCAGGATTAGGGAAAACTTTGTCAGTGTCACGAACCAGTTTGTGGAGTTCGCGAATTTCCAGCGGGTCGAGCAGGCTGGTTTTGTGGGAAACAGCCAGGGCAGTAACAGCCGGTAGTTCTTCAGCCCGAGCAATGTGTAATGCCTGGAGTCCGTCGCGTGAAACGTGCGTTACCGGTTTTTCGCTGCCGTGTTGAGCAAGCCAACGAATGGGCAGTTCCTGGCCAGAAATTGGGAGTAGCATATTCTCCTCAATCTCAGTCATGTCTTCGCCGTTGACGTTGGTATTGCCTTGATAGTGAGCGTTGTCTGGTGCTGCTCCCGGTTTTAGTTCCCATGTCATGGAGTCTTTGCTGAGTTGATAGCGTTCACTCCAGGTAAAATCGATCTCACCTTCAGCGGGCAGGTCATTAACGACAGGAAAATTCGTGGCAACAGCTTTAAAATAGCTGCTCAGTTTTTTACCTGACTTAACGATCAGGTAGTCCAGAGTGGCACAGGTCGATTCAAAATCGTTGCTTGCCCACAGGACGACGTCAGGTTCACCGGATGATTTTTTCGCTTTCCGTAACAGGAAGAGTGGTTTTGTGCTCATTGTTTTTTAACCTCAACTCAGATTAAAATTCGTTTTGTTCAGTGAATGATCTTGCCGGATACACACTGTTCATAGCCTGCGCCATACGCAGGCTATTTCTTTCAGATTTCACCTTTTAATTTCATTGCAATTAGAGTTGCCAGAAATTCGGCTTTTTTTTCTGCGGGCAGATTCTTTCCGATATGCACCAGGCACATTTTTTTGACACCTTCATCAAGTGTTTTTACGTTGCCTGATGGACCATCGATATCAACCACAGTGAATGGGGTTTCTTTATTTTCTGTTTTAATTACGTAGCCAATGCGCTTTCCTTCCAGATTCACCTCGTGAACAATGTCATCGGTAGTTACAACAGTGGCTTCATAATTGGTAATCATGTTTTTCTCCTTAATTAAGGTTAAGCGAATACCTGCCATTTCTGGCATAAATTCAGTTTCGAATAGTCAATTAATTAAAGTTCATGTGCCATCTGGTTTTTTTCGGCACAAGCTTCACTGCAATATTTTCTCGGTTCGTCTTTTGATAAAATCCCGTGCATGAAGTGAAGCATTCTTTCAATAGCTTTGCTTTCTTCAACGTCTTTTTTGCAAAGGTGGTAAGCACATTTTATTTTCTTAGTCATCACCATGACTCCGCCTTTACAGGTAAACCATCACGACCGAGGAAGACTTTAATCATGCGGTCAGTAATGAATGTTTTTGTGGTCAGGTTACGAATATATAGTTTTCGCTTTTTAATATTGTTTGCCGAGGCAATATATGTCCGGCCTTCATGAAGAACATAATCGCCAGGAGTCACACACTGACGTGGTATTTCATCAGTTCCGAAGTGATGTGCAATCATAATTATCTCCATTTTTACAAATGAACTTTGTTGATGCGGTGTCTGGTGCCTCCAGGTGACTGCAACCAGTTAACAATTACAGTCGGCTTTCCCACCCAAACCAATAAGGACTGACATGACTTTTAACTGTGCCACGTGCGCTTAGCCGCATTCACCGCATCACAAAATTCACTTTAAAAAGGGCGGACATCAGCCGAACTTCAAGAAAAAAACTGATGCCGCCAGGACTACACACAGCAATGTCGTTATTTACAACCGGAGGCGCACTCCCACCATTTAAATTTAACAGACAAGACCGACTCTTTATGGATATCGGAAATGCGCCTTCGTGTTGTGCCCGGTTTTATTTCACCACCTCCGGGCTTCGGTGGTCTCGGCTATACCCCTACAGCGAGAGCTTGTGTTAACATTTCAATACCCTTACAGTTGAGAGTTATTGATATGTTGGATGTATTTACTCCATTGTTGAAACTTTTTGCTAACGAGCCACTCGAAAGACTTATGTATACGATTATCATTTTTGGTCTCACTCTCTGGCTGATACCGAAAGAGTTTACTGTCGCATTCAATGCTTATACTGAAATACCTTGGCTCTTTCAGATTATCGTTTTTGCCTTTTCTTTCGTGGTCGCCATTTCCTTCTCAAGATTGCGAGCACATATTCAAAAGCATTATTCATTACTACCAGAGCAACGAGTATTGCTTCGTTTATCTGAGAAAGAAATCGCTGTATTTAAAGATTTCCTTAAAACAGGAAATCTTATTATCACTTCTCCTTGCCGTAACCCGGTTATGAAAAAATTAGAACGGAAGGGCATCATTCAACATCAGAGTGATAGCGCAAACTGTTCTTATTATCTCGTCACCGAAAAATACTCCCATTTTATGAAGTTATTCTGGAACAGCAGGAGTAGACGTTTTAATCGTTAGCTTACTGTGTGCTTCTCCAACCATCGGCGCGCACCAGTTTCGGTTTTAAATGTTTTGCTTTTGGTATACGTCATGGCAGTGAACGTTCCATCCTGGTTGGGGAACACGCCGCACACCAGGGATTCGTTGTTGCCGAGGTCGATTTTTTGCATTTTGCGAATCTCACATCTTGTTGCTACGTATAGCGACTTCTGCCTGCCAGAGATCCCAGTCGTTGCTGCGTAAAGCCTGCACAGCCTGGTTGTAAGTGATACCGCAACAATCCATCAAATACTGAACTACTTCGTAATGCACCATCTTATCTCTCCCCTTAACGCCGGGTGGCGGAACTAACTGCTGCACTGCAAAATTTGAATCCCGCCGTCATGTTCTTACGCCTCGGGCTGGCTACTTAACCCCTGACCACTGCCTGGTAACTCGAAGTATTGCCCTGCATTCTGTGGGGCGGGGTGGGTTGGTATGAAAAGAAGGATACCCATAGGTATTTAAAAAGTAAATACCCATGGGTAACTTTTTGCGGTGTCTTAACTGGTGACTAGTTGTTTGGTGAGCTATGATGCGTTTTGTGCTTTCTTTTTACGGATTTCTTCGTAGATCATATTGTAATACTGTTTTTTCTCTTCAAGAGTTTTTAATAAGTTATCCGCTTCACTTTCTGGCAGTTCGTCTAAGAGATCTAAAAAAATACGTTGTCGTGGCGTTAGAACCCTTGTTTCATAACTGGAGGCTGTGTTCGTTGATGATGAAACGATACCATCCATCCATCCCCGGGGTAACCCAAAGGACTCTTCGATAATCTCCACCATATCATCAGCGATCCGTTTTTTTCCCTTTTTCCCCTCTGGGTACAACATTCTTGATACATAAGAAGGCTCGCGCCCGATCTTTCTGGCCACGTTAACCGCTTTACCATCGCATTTCTCATCACGAATTTTGATGAGTTGCTGTCGTCTAAATTCATATTTGTCCATAGGTAAATAATAGATGCGATTACTGCAAGGTAAACAACCTGTGGGTATTGACTTTTGTTTACCTATGGGTATTCTTTGCTGTGTTTACTAAGGAGTAGCTATGGAAGAATTAAGAATATTTCTCAATTCTCTTTCGTCAGATGAACAGCGTATGTTTGCATGCGAGTGTGGTACCAGCATCGGTTATCTAAGAAAGGCATTGAGTAAAGGTCAAGTGTTAGGGGCATCGTTATGTGTCCTTATTGAGCGAGCCAGTAATGGTGAAGTTACACGTCAGCAACTAAGGCCTTTTGATTGGATGAATATTTGGCCCGAGCTGGAAGATACCAAAATGTTAACACAACCACTTTCTAGGAGCTTGATTCATGAAAATCAAGCATGAACACATCCGCATGGCGATGAATGCCTGGGCGCATCCGGACGGTGAAAAAGTTCCGGCAGCTGAAATAACCAGGGCTTATTTTGAACTGGGTATGACGTTCCCAGAACTGTATGACGACAGCCATCCGGAAGCCCTGGCTCGCAATACCCAGAAAATTTTCCGCTGGGTAGAGAAAGACACCCCTGATGCAGTTGAAAAAATTCAGGCGTTGTTACCAGCTATCGAAAAAGCAATGCCACCTCTGCTGGTGGCCCGAATGCGCAGCCATAGCTCAGCCTATTTTCGGGAACTAGTGGAGACGCGGGAACGACTGGTGAGAGACGCTGATGATTTTGTCGCAGTGGCGATCGCTGGTTTCAACCAGATGAATCGTGGTGGCCCTGCAGGAAATATTGTGGCTGTGCATTGACTCGCAATATTCATACCGGATCACTTCCGGCAATTTGTGAGTAAAAAGATTCGGTATCAAAAGAGGTGAGTATGGCTAACGCCTGGCTCAGATTATGGCATGACATGCCAAATGACCCTAAGTGGCGAACAATTGCCAGGGTGTCAGGACAGCCAATTGCAACAGTGATGGCAGTGTATATCCACCTCCTGGTGAGCGCGTCACGAAATGTCACGCGAGGTCACATTGATGTCACGACAGAAGATTTGGCAAGTGCGCTCGACGTGACAGAAGAGGTAATTGATTCAATTTTGCAGACGATGCAGGGGCGGGTACTTGATGGTGATTTAATCACTGGATGGGAAAAACGCCAGGTGCTTAAAGAGGACAACGGCAATATTTCGCAAACCGCAAAATCTCCTGCAGAGCGCAAGAGGGCGCAGCGAGAGAGGGAAAGAAAGCGGGAACAAAATGGCGATTGTCACGGCGCGTCACGAAATGTCACGCACATGTCACGACGAGTCACGACAGATAAAGATACAGATAAAGATACAGATCAAGAAGATCAAAACACTATGGTCCATGGCGTAAAAAACGCCACGAACCAGGCAGGGGATGTTCAGACCGTCAATCTTGGTCAGCCAGCAGGCACGACACCGGAAGCCGATTCAGCGTATGCGCTGAAAGCCGATTCGGGCGCTGTGCAGCAGGTGATGACCGCAAGGGCGGAGCAATCACACCAACTGCAGCAGCCTGAAGCCGATTCCGCCATTCAGCGGGAAGCCGATCGGGTAGTCCCGGAAAACACCGGGCAGTCTGTGGGACGAGTGGATTATCCGGATGTGTTCGAACAGGTCTGGCGGGAGTACCCGTTGCGTGCTGGGGCAAACCCGAAGAAATCCGCTTTCAGTGCCTGGAAGGCCAGATTACGCGAGGGGGTGCCACCAGAGGCCATGCTGGATGGCGTGAGGCGTTACGCAAGATACTTGGCGGCTACCGGGAAAACGGGAACGGAATTTGTTCAGCGAGCGACGACGTTTTTTGGACCGGACCGGAATTTTGAGAACCCCTGGTTGCTCCCGGTAAGCGGCACGAACAACCAGCGTTGTGTGAATCATATTTCTGAACCGGATAACGAAATTCCGCCGGGCTTCAGGGGGTAAGTGTTAATTTCTGGTCATGAGGTAATTTTCAGGAGGGCTTGTGGCAAAAGTTTTTACACAAGAAGAGCGGGAAAAAATTAAAGGGCAGGTTCTTGAACTCGTACGCCAGAGTGGACGCGAGACGTTACGACAACTGGAAGCTAAAACTGGGGCAACAAGATATCTGATGAGCGTTCTGGCCAGAGAGCTGGTTGCCAGTGGCGATGTATACAATTCTGGCTACGGGTTATTCCCGTCTGAACAGGCTCGTAAAGACTGGCAAAATGCCCGCAAAAAATTATCGAGGGCAAAGCTGAAGAAACCGGTTGTGGTTGATCCGGACCTTATCTGGTCATTACCTGACGGAGAAATACGTCGCTACGACAGTCGCCTAAACATAATCTGTCGCGAGTGCCGGAAGAGCGAAGTTATGCAGCGCATATTGTCGTTTTATCAGGGGGATGTTCGGTATTTATTGAAGTGACGAGATTAAAGTGCATTAGTTCAGATGCAAATTGACATTTTGTGGCACAGGGTAGAGCTAGCGTGGTTGTCCGCTTTGTGCCAAGAGCAGACGCTGGTAATTCGTGCCTAATATACTTCACTTAACTTATATCCCAGCTTTGATACAGATCATACAAATTAAATGCCCCAGTAATTGGCAGGCTGAGTAACTTAAAACTCCTTAGAATATAGGATGATTTGTATCGGCACTCATTCCACCATGCATTCCGATTAACCCCGCATAGCCAGTTGAACTTTGCTACTCTGTGAGAGGTAGTACCTTCTATCCAGTGCGGATTTAATTAATGGAATAAATGATTATGAGTGAAAATGATACAACCCCAAAGAAGTCTACAAGCCAGATTAACAAAGCGGTATTCTTTACATCTGCTTTGCTAATTTTCCTTCTTGTCGCCTTTGCCGCCGTATTCCCGGATGTCGCCGACAAAAATTTTAAACTACTTCAGCAACAAATCTTCACGAATGCCAGCTGGTTCTACATACTTGCTGTGGCCCTGATTTTACTGAGCGTCACGTTCCTTGGACTCTCACGTTACGGTGATATAAAGCTGGGCCCAGACCATGCGCAGCCTGATTTCAGCTACCACTCCTGGTTCGCGATGCTTTTTTCGGCAGGGATGGGGATCGGCCTGATGTTCTTTGGCGTTGCCGAACCTGTGATGCATTATCTTTCGCCACCTGTCGGCACTCCAGAGACCGTTGCGGCAGCGAAGGAAGCCATGCGCCTGACGTTCTTCCACTGGGGTCTGCACGCATGGGCAATTTATGCCATCGTGGCGCTGATTCTGGCCTTTTTCAGTTACCGTCACGGTCTGCCTTTAACGCTGCGTTCTGCGCTCTATCCCATTATCGGCGATCGCATTTACGGGCCTATAGGCCACGCGGTTGATATCTTCGCCGTGATAGGCACTGTCTTTGGCGTTGCAACATCGCTGGGTTACGGTGTATTGCAGGTGAATGCCGGTTTGAACCATCTTTTCGGCGTGCCCATCAATGAAACGGTACAGGTCATTTTGATCGTGGTCATCACGGGGTTAGCGACGATTTCGGTGGTGTCCGGCCTGGACAAGGGAATACGCATCCTGTCTGAGCTTAATCTGGGCCTGGCGGTGTTGCTCCTGGCGCTGGTCTTGTGCCTGGGTCCCACTGTGCTTCTGCTGAAGTCATTTGTGGAAAATACGGGTGGTTATCTGTCGGAACTGGTGAGTAAAACGTTCAACCTTTACGCGTATGAACCCAAGTCGAGCAACTGGCTGGGGGGCTGGACATTATTATACTGGGGATGGTGGCTTTCATGGTCGCCGTTTGTAGGTATGTTCATTGCACGCGTTTCCCGCGGCAGGACAATTCGTGAGTTCGTGACTGGCGTGTTGTTTGTTCCCGCCGGCTTTACGCTCATGTGGATGACGGTGTTTGGAAACAGCGCCATCTATCTCATCATGAACCAGGGCGCCACTGACCTCGCCAATACCGTTCAGCAGGATGTTGCGCTTGCCCTGTTTAATTTCCTGGAGCATTTCCCGTTCTCTTCCGTGCTGTCATTCATTGCAATGGCGATGGTCATCGTCTTCTTTGTAACGTCTGCTGATTCGGGGGCAATGGTTGTGGATACTCTGGCATCAGGTGGGGTGGCAAACACGCCCGTCTGGCAGCGAATTTTCTGGGCATCGCTCATGGGCGTTGTTGCTATTGCCCTGCTGATCGCAGGGGGGCTGAGTGCGTTGCAAACCGTAACGATAGCGAGTGCATTGCCCTTCTCAGTTATCTTATTAATATCCATATACGGACTGTTAAAAGCCCTGCGTCGGGATTTGACCAAGCGTGAAAGCCTTAGCATGGCGACTATTGCTCCTACGGCTGCACGTAACCCAATTCCCTGGCAGAGAAGGTTACGCAATATCGCGTATTTGCCGAAGCGCTCTCTTGTGAAACGTTTTATGGACGACATTATCCAACCCGCCATGACGCTGGTTCAGGAGGAACTTAACAAGCAGGGAACGATAAGCCACATCAGTGACGCCGCCGAGGATCGTATTCGCCTTGAAGTCGATTTGGGCAACGAGCTGAATTATATATATGAAGTGAGGCTTCGCGGGTATAACTCACCGACCTTCGCGCTCGCTGCGCTGGATAATGATGAGCAGCAGAGTGAACAACATCGATATTATCGCGCTGAAGTCTATCTCAAAGAGGGCGGCCAAAATTATGATGTAATGGGCTGGAATCAGGAACAGCTGATTAATGACATACTGGACCAGTACGAAAAACACCTGCACTTCCTGCATCTGGTTCGTTAACAGCAACATGCCGCCACAGAGGCGGCATTTATTTATCCCGGCTGCAATATGAGGGAATGCAGAATGATTTCACGCTGGAAATGGATGCTGAAGCAGACATTTAAAAAACTATGGTTCAGGGCAACGTTATTCGCAATTGTCGCAATAATAACGGCCCTTTTATCAATTCTTTTTAAATCAATGATACCTGAGTCGGTTTCCGTGAAGGTTGGTGCGGAAGCAGTCGATAACATTCTGAACATACTGGCATCGAGTATGCTGGCAGTGACCACATTTTCGCTGAGCATCATGGTCACAGCCTACGGTTCAGCCACTACTAATGTGACTCCCAGAGCTACTCGTTTAGTTGTTGAAGACGTCACCACACAAAATGTACTGGCCACCTTCATCGGTTCTTTTCTCTTCAGTCTGGTAGGGATTATTGCCCTCAATATGGGAGCTTATGGAGAAAGGGGGAGAGTCATTTTATTCATTGTAACACTGGTTGTCATTGCCTTAATCCTCATCACATTGCTTCGCTGGATACAGCATTTGACCTCTCTGGGGAGGGTTGGTGAGACAACGGCAAAAGTAGAACAGGCGGCCATCGAAACATTTATTGCGAGAGCAAGAAATCCCTGTCTCGGCGGATATCCATGGCTTGAGAACAATGAACAGCCGAAAGGAACGGTTGCAGTTTATCCGAAAAAGATTGGCTATGTTGAATATGTTGATATGGTGAAACTCAGCAAGCTGCTGACCAATGATCCCCGTCATGTATACCTCGTGGCGCAGCCGGGCAGTTTCATACATCCGTCCACGCCAGTTTTGTACCTGAGTCAGGGCCAGGAGTCATCAATCAGCACCGATTTACTTGAGACGATTATTGTCTCGGATGTACGTTCATTTGCTCAGGACCCCCGATTTTGTCTTAGCGTCATGGCCGAAATAGCCTGCCGAGCCCTTTCCCCCGCAGTGAACGATCCTGGAACCGCCATTGATGTCATTGGCAGAGGTGTACGTATACTTTCCGCTTACGCGCAGAATAAATCTGATGAAATAGAAGTGAAATATCCTTCTGTACATGTTGCACCACTTCAGAATAACGATCTACTTGAAGACTTTTTCTCACCTGTTGCGCGCGATGGTGCCAGTATGAGGGAAATTCAGATAAGGGTACTTAAAGGACTGTCGATGCTGAGTAAGGGTTGGCCTGGAATTTTTGCTGAAGCCGCACAAACCCTAGCATTTGAAACATTAGAGCATGCTACTCGTGCTGACCATATAGATTCTGATAGATATCTAATAAAATCAATTTATTATAATTTATTTAGTGGCGAAGATTCTAATAAAAAACCATAGTTGCGGAGCAAGCGATACGGTTGTTGGCAAGTCAAGGGCAAAGCATTCGCGTGAGAGTGGGCGTCTGCTTTGTGCCATGAGCGGACATGGGCCTCCTCAGCAGTTCTGCAGACAGCTCTCGTGTAGTAAGAAACTGGAAAGCAGGGTTTCGATATCTGGTCATGAGTCTAAGATAGTCAGGACTGCGGCAGAATCGGATGTTACTAAGCTTGGATCAACAGTATCTTCGATGTAAGAAAATTACCTTGAAAATATTTGGGGCCAAGGTTACGCTAATAAAAAATTGTCAAGTAAAACGCAATTATTATATTAATAGTTGCGTTTTAATAATATCTTGCAGATGTAATAATATTGGGTGTTTATGTCAAACCTGCTCTACGTCCTCTTGACATAATTTCCTTCTGATAAGGAATTGTTCCATCTTTAATAAGCCTTGAGAGCTCGTTCAATCCACCATCAATTCTCTGAGAGACGTTAAAGAGAATATTTCTATTTGCTAGCACAGGGATTAAGTATTCATACTCCTCATAGTCATCACAAAAATCCATAGCACACATACCCCACTCAGCATTTATAAATGGATCTATAACCTCATAAATAAATTGAGATGTCAGCATTGAGACATCTTTATTAGGAGCAGCAAAATGTTGAATAGAGTTCCTCAATTTCCCAAAATCATTGTATAACTTAAGATTATTAATCTTCTTTCCAGTTGCAGCCCAAACCTTCTCAGGCAACTCTGAATAAGTAATTGTTTGCCCTTTTTCTAATAAGCTTTCAAAATCAAGAAGCCCTGTAGTTTTATTTACGCAATCAGCTGTTGATTTTGGTAATGACTCAAAAATTAAAAGAGGGTGTTCCTGAGCAAGACGAGCTTTGAGAAAAATCTCACAAGCATGGGCTGCCTGTAAGACGCCCAATTGTGACCACATAGAGTTACTCATATCATAAAAATGAGCAAGGTAGTTGGCATGAGCAAGTGAACCTGCTCCCAAAACAATCATATGCTCATGAACTTTTTTTAAATTAACATCCATTTAACACTCCTCAAAAAACATTTGTTTACGTTATCAAAAAAAGATGGGTATTGCCCACATTTTAAGACGATTATATTTAAATTTGTTATGTGGTGTTACTTAAGTTTCGGATGAATAATATGTCTGCTCTTCGCTCTTCGCTCTTCGCTCTTCGCTCTTCGCTCTTCGCTCACCGCGGACCTTCAGCTTCGTTAACACGTCCGCTCCGTGCCAGGAGCGGACATTAATGAGTTAAGTTCTGAAAGTAGCATTAAATACGCACATGCTTTTCCTAATAACTCGATTGTCATTTATATCGTTAAACAGTTCCGGAGACAACTCTGACTTACAGGAATATCGCTAAGCCTCTGCCTCCCTAAGCAATATCCTGATTGCTGAGTTGAGGCATTAATCGCTCAAATAATTCATCACTTTCATAGGGGATGTTATTAATATGCCGAGAATAAATTAACCCTCTAGGACAAAGCTTGGACAAAGAACTTTCACATAAAACACCTATACATTTTTTGTTTTCCCCTGCCATAAAGTCTTCTAAATTCCTCAAGATAAAATTTCGTGACAACTCACGATGTTCGCTTATTGCCATTCTCGCATCTTCAGAATTAATGAGAGACAGGTTAGGAAGCAAATCAGTAACATTAACGGCCACCATGCCTAGATTTTTAAGTGATGAGCTATCCTTTATCCTGCGCACGATCTGCTGGTTTGCAACTTTTATGTTTTTAGATAGTTTTTTTAACGACTTAACTCGTTTGCATTCTACAAAAAGAATTTTGCCGTCAGAGAGTTTCACTTCGATATCACAAATGCTTTTAAGAGAAATTTTATATCCTGCACGTAGAAATCTTGCAGCCATTGACAACTCAAACAGAAAGTCCCTTGCAGGATCGTTCTCAGAAGTAGCACGAAATTCTTGACCAGTGATAACCTTCTTTATTTGATCGAGATACTCCTTGATATCAAGCCATTTAAGATCATTGTAAACTCTTATAATTTCATTAGCTTCCACGTGAGAATTCATCATCTCCTTCATAAAGGCAACTAAATTTTCATCGGGTGTATCTTTGAAAATTTTTTCACCATTTGATAGTGCTTTCAATTTTTGAAGGTTTTTGTGGTATACCCCATATCTTGTTACTGCAAACCTAAAACCCAAACTATCGAACCAAGTACAAACCTCTTCAAATTTAGTTAACAAACCTGAAAACTCATGCTCGTATATTTCCTTGCCTTCCATATTCTTCTCTTTAAATAAACCCAGATTCGTATTAGTGCTTGTCAAATTCATAGGGGCTGTGCCCCTTAAAATCATCAAGTGGGAGCTTGACCTGTAAAGATTGTGAAGCTATTCGCATCTCGATTAAATGCTCTATATAGTTGACCAGACCAATTTATACCAAACGGCAGAATAAAAGAAGGAATCCTCTCTGCACTTAACTAGTCATTCCTTGACTACTGTGATTAAGATCACTTCCAAAGTCCGCTTATCGCTCAAAGCGGACTAGAAGGTTAGCTTGCGTCGGACTTGGCGTATTTAAAGAAGTGCTGGTGGTGACTGGTTGTTGTGTTCCATTTCTACAGAACAAAATCACAGAAACTATACCCAATAGTTATATTGAATCAATGATGAGACAGCCTCATATTTATCAGAACTGGTGTACGTCCAATACAGGAGGTTGTCGTGCTGGTTCTCAAATGTGCGCTAGCTATTGTGGCTGTAATGGCAATTTATTGTCTTGCTGTTGTTCTTATGGAGCGGCTTTCTGATTGATTACATACTGGCTAGAAAAAAGGTGTTACCTTGGTTTATCTTTGTCCGGCAAGGTGCGCTCATTAATCTTAAGTAAATTTATTGCTCAAGTATTCAGATTACTTCTTATGGTTGAAGTCTCCTGTCAATGTAGAACCAATATATTTACAAAAATGAGACCCGTCGGGGATAGCCCTGCCGGGTCTGACTGTTAAAGCATTTTTAATATGATCATCTATTTTTTGGTGCTATAGACTTTTTCGCCCGAGAAGTCTGGAGCGACCCAAAAGTTAATATTAAACTGAGCATCATCGCTTAGTTCAACACGGTGCCAGTATTGTGGTGGGCTTGTTGCAAAAGCGCCAGCATTAATGACTACTTTTATCTCCGGTTCAGTAGCATTCTCATCAGTAAAACCATAATATGTTACAGTGCCTTCCATTACGCACAACTGCCCAAAAACACCTGCTGCTGTATTATGATGTGTTAATAACGCTGAAGGTACGTTCTCTTTTGTGAAGAACGGAGTTGAGCGTTTGATTACCCAATCTTTAGGAATTCTCTTGTGTGTCATAACCACCCCCTCAAAAACATGCATTATAAATGCGTGTTTTTGAGGGTTATGTCAAGCTGTTATGAAACACATAATTGATATGTTGATTAGAGGAGAAGATATAATAAATATGGTTGTTTTTCGTATAACTATTTGTTTTACTTTTAGTTTATGCATTCTGTGTGTTAGGAATAAGTTATTAAAGTTTAATCAAAAAATCTCGATGTAGTCCACATAGATTATTGTTACTGAACCTTATTGTGTGTATTAGTTGTGTTCTGAAATTTCAGCTTAATTATTTATGATGTATTTTTTAACGATAAATATTTTCCCAGGATACCTTTACTGTGTATATAAATAAATTATATACACATAAATAATGTAAAGGCGTCCTTTTAGATATATCTTATCAAATGTTAATGACTTGAGTGGGAAATATGATTCCAGCAACTTATCATGTGGCTACTTTATAAAAATAATGCCCATATAAAACAACAAGCGAAAAGGATTACGGATAAAAAAGGAGCGAGATGTGCGAACTTGTTATTTTCCATGTTTAACCACCTTAAATAATTGATGATGACGGGATGATTGCATCTGTAATGCTTTTATTGAAATGTTATGATAAAAAAGAACTTTTGCATAACATTAAAATGTAATTTATCTAATCGTTTTTAATAATAAATGTCGTATTTCTATCCTTGTACCAGCTATTTGATATGTAGTGTTTGTTCATGCTATGTGGGGCTTTACACCATAGCCAGTTTATTTATACTTTATTCGTCAGCCTGAACAACTGGCATCTGCTGCGCTGCGCCATCGAGAGATTGAGAAATGGCGCATATACAACTGGTCAAACAAACTTCTTCTGGTTTACTTCTCCCGGCGACGCCGGAGAGTTGCGATTTTCTGCATCAAATCAAAATAGGTGAGTGGATACACGCAGACTTTAAGCGTGTGCGTAACTACGCATTCCACAAGCGTTTTTTCAAACTCCTGCAACTGGGATTCGATTACTGGACTCCGGTCGGTGGGGCGATCACGCCTCGCGAACGAGAACTGCTGTCTGGTTTCGTTGATTACCTGTGCGAATCAGTTGGTCGGGAACACACGCCAGCCCTGAGTGATGCCGCAGAGCAATACCTTAACACCGTTGCGACTCGTAGAACCCGGGATACGGCGTTGCTAAAGTCGTTTGAGGCTTTCCGCGAGTGGGTAACCATTCAGGCCGGATTTTACACCGAGCATATTTATCCGGACGGTAGCCGTGGGCGTCGGGCAAAATCCATCGCTTTTGCGAATATGGACGAAGTCGAGTTTCAGCAGGTTTATAAATCTGTACTGAATGTGCTGTGGAACTGGATTCTGTTTCGTAAATTCTCCTCTCAGGAGGAAGTTGAAAATGTGGCCGCACAACTACTGGAGTTTGCGTAATGGTGAATTTACGTAAAGCGGCTAAAGGCCAGATGTGCCAGATCAGAATCCCTGGCTACTGCAATCACAATCCCGAAACCTCTGTGCTGGCGCATTACAGGCTGGCGGGGACGTGCGGAACAGCGACAAAACCACACGATATGCAGGCGGCGATAGCCTGTAGCTCATGCCACGATCTAATCGACGGGCGGGTAAAAACCAGCGATTACACCAAAGAAGAATTGCGCCTGATGCATGCTGAAGGGGTTTTTCGCACACAAGAAATCTGGAGAAAGAAAGGTCATTTATGATTTACCCAACGAATACAGGAAAAAGCGGAGAACACCTTCGCCTCACCACGCTGGAAAGTGTCTGGATTCAGGGAAAACTACGTATGTGGGGGCGCTGGTCGTATATTGGCGGTGGCAGGTCAGGGAATATGTTCAATCAGTTGTTGGCATCCAAAAAACTGACGAAAACAGCCATTAATGAAGCCCTGCGCAGAATGAAAAAAGCGGGAATAGAGAAAGCTGAGCTGGAAGCGTTTTTGCGAGAGATGATCAACGGCAAGCAAAAGAGCTGGCTGGCGCATTGTACTGATGCAGAGGCGTTATGTATTGATCGAGTCATAAGTGAGGTGCTGGCAGAGCATCCAGGATTGATTTGCATTCTCCGGCAACGCTATGAAGGGCGGGGGATGACTAAGCGCAAAATGGCTGAATTGCTAAATGATGCACACCCAGAGTGGTGTTTTAGCACATGCGAAAAACGGATTGCTAATTGGTTAGCTGTTGCTGAGTATGCCCTATATATTCCCATGCGTGAATCATTTGCTGAGAAAATGGCTTGATTTCTTACGTATAAACTGCTTCAATTTTGCTATGCTTCGCAAAGCTGTATCGCGAGGCGGATTGCAGACATGGACATCGTAAAAAAACCGCTTAATGCGGTTTTTTTACGTCAGGAAAGCAGGGGAGAATGCTGCTAGTTGGGCAACTGGTCTTTCTGCTCCAAATTATAACAGAGACCAGTTATAGTTTCGGTGCTGTGTTTTTTTTACAATATTGTGATAACACATTGCTGGCGGGAGTTTTGATATTTCTTGGCAGGGGCTGATGATGCGTTATCCTGATGTCGTCAACTCATATAAAATGAGATGAGAGATCATTGCAGGGTGGTTTGTAATTCGCTGTTTAGCGGGACAATATGTTGTCTGATACAAGACACCCGACGCCTCAGATTACTATAATAAAGACGAAGCATCCTTTGTATTGACCAACCGCCTGTTTAGGCGGTTCTTTTTGGGCTGGTTTATTGTATGCCAAATGATTATTAAAAAGGTTGTGTTAATAACAAAATCCGAAATAATATGCCTGCATATTTTTATCTTGCTTATATTCTGCATATTGTGCATAGCAGGCTCATCCCTGCAATCAAAACTGTATGATGAGTATTTTTTGTTTTCCTTTTTTCCAGTCATCTGATGATGACCTGCTTCTTTTTAATCCGGATCGACATCAGTTTTTTAAGATAATTCCTGCGAGTTATATGCATAAATACCACAAACTCCGCATTTTATGTGGTTGGGAGTTGCCGGGCGCGCAGTGAGTTTGCTAAGAAAACTCCTGCATGGTGAATCCCCCTGTGCGGTGGGGTGATACCATTAACCTTTTCTGTCGCCGACAGGTATCACGAACATTTTGTTCACCGGGAGGCACCCGGCACCATGCACTTCAATAGATTCTCTCCACATTATGGATATTCTTTCAGAATATCCCACGCAGACTTTGTGTAAATGTTAACAAATGTGCGTTTTATTTGATCTGATTCGCTGTTTGAGCGTCCAAAACAACGGTATATATAATCCTTTACTATATGACATATGTGAGGAAAAATGGGTTTTCGTAGCGCATCAATTCTTACGTTGATTATTAGTGGGATTATTATCGGGTGCACTGATGCTGTATCGACAAATTATCATGACCGTACATCATATTACTCCGATAAAGCAATAGAGACACAGTATGTGAGTTCATCTGAACGTACTTCTGATGTTAGTGAGGATATCCGTCTGTATGCCCATCAAATCAAGAGCGCCATCGAAAAACAGTTCGGGGATGCGAGTAAGTATTCAGGAAAAGAGTGTACACTGAGAATGCATATGGCCCCGAATGGCCTTCTACTGGAGGTTAAAAGAGAAAGTGGAGACCTCGATTTATGTCGTGAAGCGATGAATGCGATAAAGAATGCTGATATACCTGCCCCCCCTTCGCCGGATGTATATAAAGTATTTCAAAATGGGGTGCTGGATTTTAAACCCTGATATTTATTGTTTTGTAATAAACGGTTTCGGCTTAGGTTTGTTCTGACACAGCTACGGCACTGAGCTAAATTTAGCGGATAGTCAGCTCTGAGCCAGTGGCGGACGTAACAACTACTATTGCTGAGATTTTAATGGATTGAGGAGCAAGAAGTGGGATTAAAGAAAATCGTTATGTTGACTTTTTGGGTCGGTTTTGTTGCGGGATGCACACCTTTACACCCTTCAGATTGCCACAAAACTACTGCTACAGGTAGTTGCAGTTCAGGACGCTGGGATGATCAGGATGAATGGGGGGCGCAAGCGCGGGGAATCAGAGCTGCAATTAATGCCAAACTTGATGAGCCGCATAACTGGAAAGGGAAAAAATGCAGGTTGCATATGGAATTCTCTCAGGATGGCACGGCGTTAAAAATATCTACCAGTAACGGTGATAAAGCCTATTGCGAAGCGATAAAGTCCGCAGCTCATAAAGCCAAATTTCCGGCCTTCAACAATCCGGAAGTCTACAGAGATTTTCAGAAATCTGGCTTTGACATGCGAGGTTAGCTCTTCAATTACTATATCTCATTCATAGCAAACTGACAGATTTGATGATGTTCTATATACGAAACCTGTGATGTCAAGTCTGAGCTAATACAAATAAACATAATATCAGAGAAATACATTTTATTAGCTCGCTACGGCGAGCTTTTTATATTGCATCGTCTCCAGCATATATATCAATAAGGCTCTGATTGATGTGTCTGAAAGCCTACACATAATAACTATGCCATCCGTTCCGTGCGGAGGTGAGGCTATGAAATCCATGGACAAAATTTCAACAGGCATTGCCTACGGCACCTCCGCAGGCAGTGCTGGCTACTGGTTTTTACAGTTGCTCGATAGAGTAACTCCGTCACAGTGGGCTGCAATCGGTGTGCTGGGTAGTCTGGTATTTGGCCTGCTGACGTACCTGACAAACCTTTATTTCAAGATTAAAGAAGATAAGCGCAAGGCTGCGAGAGGTGAATAATGCCTCCATCATTACGAAAAGCCGTTGCTGCTGCTATTGGTGGCGGAGCAATTGCTATAGCATCAGTGTTAATCACTGGCCCAAGTGGTAACGATGGTCTGGAAGGTGTCAGCTACATACCATACAAAGATATTGTTGGTGTATGGACTGTATGTCACGGGCATACAGGAAAAGACATCATGCTCGGTAAAACGTATACCAAAGCAGAATGCAAAGCCCTCCTGAATAAAGACCTTGCCACGGTCGCCAGACAAATTAACCCGTACATCAAAGTCGATATACCGGAAACAATGCGCGGCGCTCTTTACTCATTCGTTTACAACGTGGGTGCTGGCAATTTCAGAACATCGACGCTTCTTCGCAAAATAAACCAGGGCGATATCAAAGGCGCATGTGATCAGCTACGTCGCTGGACATATGCTGGCGGTAAGCAATGGAAAGGTCTCATGACTCGTCGTGAGATTGAGCGTGAAATCTGTTTGTGGGGTCAGCAATGAACAGAGTAACCGCGATTATCTCCGCTCTGGTTATCTGCATCGTCGTCTGCCTGTCATGGGGTGTTAATCATTACCGTGATAACGCCATCGCCTACAAAGAACAGCGCGACAAAAATGCCAGAGAACTGAAGCTGGCGAACGCGGCAATTACTGACATGCAGATGCGCCAGCGTGATGTTGCTGCACTGGATGAAAAATACACGAAGGAGTTAGCTAATGCGAAAGCTGAAAATGATGCTCTGCGTGATGATGTTGCCGCTGGTCGTCGTCGGTTGCACATCAAAGCAGTCTGTCAGTCAGTGCGTGAAGCCACCACCGCCTCCGGCGTGGATAATGCAGCCTCCCCCCGACTGGCAGACACCGCTGAACGGGATTATTTCACCCTCAGAGAGAGGCTGATCACTATGCAAAAACAACTGGAAGGAACCCAGAAGTATATTAATGAGCAGTGCAGATAGAGCTGCCCATATCGATGGGCAACTCATGCAATTATTGTGAGCAATACACACGCGCTTCCAGCGGAGTATAAATGCCTAAAGTAATAAAACCGAGCAATCCATTTACGAATGTTTGCTGGGTTTCTGTTTTAACAACATTTTCTGCGCCGCCACAAATTTTGGCTGCATCAACAGTTTTCTCCTGTCCAATTCCCGAAACGAAGAAGTGATGGGTGATGGTTTCCTTTGGTGTTACTGCTGTCGGTTTGTTTCCAACAGTAAACGTCTGTTGAGCACATCCTGTAATAAGCATTGCCAGAGCGGCAGAAAACAACATTTTTTTCATCTTATTATCCTGCATTGTTAAAAACGGCAGAATCCTATGTGACAACAATTAAACGATAGTTAAATGGATTGATGAAAATTAAAACTATATAGGTGGATGCTCAGCCTATTGGAGGAGGGGGGCACTCAGAATCCTGTGGAATGAAATAAACCGCTCTTTCTGTCCATTACCCTTTTAGCTGCGCTGTATCGTCGCCGTATTCCCGCATTAACCATGACCGTAGCCCGACGGGGAATTCCTTCTGCGTGAGTGTGCGGGAATAATCAAAAACGATGCACACCGGGTTTTACTGTGCTGACAGACGCAGGGTTACCCTCATAGTCGCTTTTCCGGTGCGATGGTGGAAGAAACCGGGATGTTTATTCATCATCACTTTGGATTGATGTATATGCTCTCTTTTCTGACGTTAGTCTCCGACGGCAGGCTTCAATGACCCAGGCTGAGAAATTCCCAGACCCTTTTTGCTCAAGAGCGATGTTAATTTGTTCAATCATTTGGTTAGGAAAGCGGATGTTGCGGGTTGTTGTTCTGCGGGTTCTGTTCTTAGTTGACATGAGGTTGCCCCGTATTCAGTGTCGCTGATTTGTATTGTCTGAAGTTGTTTTTACGTTAAGTTGATGCAGATCAATTAATACGATACCTGCGTCATAATTGATTATTTGACGTGGTTTGATGGCGTAGATGCACGTTGTGACATGTAGATGATAATTATTATCATTTTGCGGGTCCTTTCCGGCGATCCGACAGGTTACGGGGCGGCGACCTCGCGGGTTTTCGCTATTTATGAAAATTTTCCGGTTTAAGGCGTTTCCGTTCTTCTTCGTCGTAACTTAATGTTTTTATTTAAAATACCCCCTGAAAAGAAAGGAAACGACAGGTGCTGAAAACGAACTTTTGGGCCTTTGTCGTTTCCTTTCTCTGTTTTTGGCCGTGGAATGAACAATGGAAGTCAACAAAAAGCAGCTGGCTGACATTTTCGGTGCGAGTATCCGTACCATTCAGAACTGGCAGGAACAGGGAATGCCCGTTCTGCGAGGCGGTGGCAAGGGTAATGAGGTGCTTTATGACTCTGCCGCCGTTATAAAATGGTATGCCGAAAGGGATGCTGAAATTGAGAACGAAAAGCTGCGCCGGGAGGTTGAAGAACTGCGGCAGTCCAGCGAGGCAGATCTCCAGCCAGGGACTATTGAGTACGAACGCCATCGACTTACGCGTGCGCAGGCCGACGCACAGGAACTGAAGAATGCCAGAGACTCCGCTGAAGTGGTGGAAACCGCATTCTGTACTTTCGTGTTGTCGCGGATCGCAGGTGAAATTGCCAGTATTCTCGACGGGATCCCCCTGTCGGTGCAGCGGCGTTTTCCGGAACTGGAAAACCGACATGTTGATTTCCTGAAACGGGATATCATCAAAGCCATGAACAAAGCAGCCGCGCTGGATGAACTGATACCGGGGTTGCTGAGTGAATATATCGAACAGTCAGGTTAACAGGCTGCGGCATTTTGTCCGCGCCGGGCTTCGCTCACTGTTCAGGCCGGAGCCACAGACCGCCGTTGAATGGGCGGATGCTAATTACTATCTCCCAAAAGAATCCGCATACCAGGAAGGGCGCTGGGAAACACTGCCCTTTCAGCGGGCCATCATGAATGCGATGGGCAGTGACTACATCCGCGAGGTGAATGTGGTGAAGTCTGCCCGTGTTGGTTATTCCAAAATGCTGCTGGGTGTTTATGCCTACTTCATAGAGCATAAGCAGCGCAACACCCTTATCTGGTTGCCGACGGATGGTGATGCCGAGAACTTTATGAAAACTCACGTTGAGCCGACCATCCGTGATATTCCTTCGCTGCTGGCGCTGGCCCCGTGGTATGGCAAAAAGCACCGGGATAACACGCTCACCATGAAGCGTTTCACCAATGGTCGTGGCTTCTGGTGCCTGGGCGGTAAAGCGGCAAAAAACTACCGTGAAAAGTCAGTGGATGTGGCGGGTTATGATGAACTTGCTGCCTTTGATGAGGATATTGAACAGGAAGGCTCTCCGACGTTCCTGGGCGATAAGCGTATTGAAGGCTCGGTCTGGCCAAAGTCCATCCGTGGCTCCACGCCCAAAGTGAGAGGCACCTGCCAGATTGAGCGTGCAGCCAGTGAATCCCCGCATTTTATGCGTTTTCATGTTGCCTGCCCGCACTGCGGGAAGGAGCAGTACCTTAAATTTGGCGACAAAGAGACGCCGTTTGGCCTCAAATGGATGCCGGATGATCCCTCCAGCGTGTTTTATCTCTGTGAGCATAATGCCTGCGTCATCCGTCAGCAGGAGCTGGACTTTACTGATGCCCGTTATATCTGCGAAAAGACCGGGATCTGGACCCGTGATGGCATTCTCTGGTTTTCGTCATCCGGTGAAGAGATTGAACCGCCTGACAGTGTGACCTTTCACATCTGGACGGCGTACAGCCCGTTCACCACCTGGGTGCAGATTGTAAAAGACTGGATGAAGACGAAAGGGGATACGGGAAAACGTAAAACCTTCGTGAACACCACGCTCGGTGAGACGTGGGAAGCGAAAATCGGCGAACGTCCGGATGCTGAAGTGATGGCAGAGCGGAAAGAGCATTATTCAGCGCCCGTTCCTGACCGTGTGGCTTACCTGACCGCCGGTATCGACTCCCAGCTGGACCGCTACGAAATGCGCGTATGGGGATGGGGGCCGGGTGAGGAAAGTTGGCTGATTGACCGGCAGATTATTATGGGTCGCCACGACGATGAACAGACGCTGCTGCGTGTGGATGAGGCCATCAATAAAACCTATACCCGCCGGAATGGTGCAGAAATGTCGATATCCCGTATCTGCTGGGATACTGGCGGGATTGACCCGACCATTGTGTATGAACGCTCGAAAAAGCATGGGCTGTTCCGGGTGATCCCCATTAAAGGGGCATCCGTCTACGGTAAGCCGGTGGCCAGCATGCCTCGTAAGCGAAACAAAAACGGGGTTTACCTTACCGAAATCGGTACGGATACCGCGAAAGAGCAGATTTATAACCGCTTCACACTGACGCCGGAAGGGGATGAACCGCTTCCCGGTGCCGTTCACTTCCCGAATAACCCGGATATTTTTGATCTGACCGAAGCGCAGCAGCTGACGGCTGAAGAGCAGGTCGAAAAATGGGTGGATGGCAGGAAAAAAATACTGTGGGACAGTAAAAAGCGACGCAATGAGGCACTCGACTGCTTCGTTTATGCGCTGGCGGCGCTGCGCATCAGTATTTCCCGCTGGCAGCTGGATCTCAGCGCACTGCTGGCGAGCCTGCAGGAAGAGGATGGTGCAGCAACCAACAAGAAAACACTGGCAGAATACGCCCGTGCCTTATCCGGAGAGGATGAATGACGCGACAGGAAGAACTTGCCGCTGCCCGTGCGGCACTGCATGACCTGATGACAGGAAAACGGGTGGCAACGGTACAGAAAGACGGACGGCGAGTGGAGTTTACGACCACTTCCGTGTCTGACCTGAAAAAATACATTGCTGAGCTGGAAGTGCAGACCGGCATGACACAGCGACGCAGGGGACCTGCAGGATTTTATGTATGAAAATGTCCACCATTCCCACCCTTCTGGGGCCGGACGGCATGACATCGCTGCGTGAATATGCCGGTTATCACGGCGGTGGCAGCGGATTTGGTGGGCAGTTGCGGGCGTGGAACCCACCGAGTGAAAGTGTGGATGCAGCCCTGCTGCCCAACTTTACCCGTGGCAATGCCCGCGCAGACGATCTGGTACGCAATAACGGCTATGCCGCCAACGCCATCCAGCTGCATCAGGATCATATCGTCGGGTCTTTTTTCCGGCTCAGTCATCGCCCAAGCTGGCGCTATCTGGGCATCGGGGAGGAAGAAGCCCGTGCCTTTTCCCGCGAGGTTGAAGCGGCATGGAAAGAGTTTGCCGAGGATGACTGCTGCTGCATTGACGTTGAGCGAAAACGCACGTTTACCATGATGATTCGGGAAGGTGTGGCCATGCACGCCTTTAACGGTGAACTGTTCGTTCAGGCCACCTGGGATACCAGTTCGTCGCGGCTTTTCCGGACACAGTTCCGGATGGTCAGCCCGAAGCGCATCAGCAACCCGAACAATACCGGCGACAGCCGGAACTGCCGTGCCGGTGTGCAGATTAATGACAGCGGTGCGGCGCTGGGATATTACGTCAGCGAGGACGGGTATCCTGGCTGGATGCCGCAGAAATGGACATGGATACCCCGTGAGTTACCCGGCGGGCGCGCCTCGTTCATTCACGTTTTTGAACCCGTGGAGGACGGGCAGACTCGCGGTGCAAATGTGTTTTACAGCGTGATGGAGCAGATGAAGATGCTCGACACGCTGCAGAACACGCAGCTGCAGAGCGCCATTGTGAAGGCGATTTATGTCTATCATCTCACCGTAGTTGCCCGCATCGTTCGCCAACTCCACTGAAACCCTTGCTGCGTCTGGAATGTCGTTTTCCATGCTTTTGATGACCGTTCATCACCCTTCCAGTTTTTCGCGGTTTTGTGTATTGCAATGTGTATTGCAAATTGGCGATCGGGATGGGTGTGTATTGCAAATCTCTTGAGGGCTTTTAATGGCTATTGAAAACAAACTCAGTGACAAACTGTTAAAGAGTCTTGTCGGAAAACGGCAGGACAAACAAAAAACAATAGCGGATGGGCGCGGGTTGTCTGTGCGTGTAAGCATGGTTGGGGGGATCAGCTTTGTTTTTTACTATCGTCTTGGTGGCAGGGAATCCCCTCCGGTATGGCTTACACTTGGTCGCTATCCTGACATGTCTCTTGCAACGGCCAGGCGCATGCGTGATCAGTGCCGTGAATGGCTGGCTGAAAATCTGGACCCCCGCAGGCAAATAAAACTTGCTGCCGAAAAAACTATGCAACCAGTGACCGTAAGGGATGCGCTGTTTTACTGGTACGACAATCACGCCACAACAGCCAGAAAAGAGCATGAATATTTAATAAAACGATTTGAAAAGCATATCTTCCCCTATATCGGTGATATGGCTATAGAACAGTGCAAATTACACACATGGCTTACCGTCTTTGACAGGATCAAAAAAAATGCGCCTGTTATGTCTGGTGCAATTTTTCTTGATATCAAACAGGCGTTGCGTTTTTGTCGCGTCAGGCAATACATCGCGTGCGATCCCTTTGGAGATATTAACGTAAGTTATGTCGGGCGCTCATCCGGTATAAGGGATCGCGTTCTTAATATCAATGAAACCGCTGATGTATGGTCTTATGCTTACGGTAATAATTTGCTAACTCTGTCATCAATATATAACCGAAGAATAATGGTTATCTGCCTGGTGTTTGGTTGCCGACAGCAGGAGGCGAGGCTATCCACCTGGGACGAATGGGATTTAAAAAACTGGGTATGGACAGTCCCAAAAGAGCACAGCAAAAACAAGGAGGCTATAGTAAGGCCTGTTCCTGACGGAATAAAACAATGGATCGTTAATCTTTACGCAGAAACAAAAAATCGCGGTTATGTTGTCGGTTGTGCTTTGCAAAGGGCGACAATAACAGGGGCTGCAAACAGAATATGCAGGCGTCTTGGTCATGATACTAATGGCTTGTGGTGCATACATGATTTCAGGCGCACATTTTCCACTACGCTTAATGATATGGGGGCGGATCCTTATATTGTCGAACTTCTTTTAGGTCATAAAGTGAAAGGGGTTGCTGGTGTTTACAATAAAAGCAGGCATATAAAGAAAAAACTTGAGGTGCTTAATATGTGGGTTAATTACCTTAATACGATAGCAGGATTTAACAACAACGTTATCGAGCTTAATAAAGAGGTGGTGTGATATGGCAATTTATTCTCTTGTTGATGAAAACGATTTGCGCACAATGAAGGACATTGATCGGTTCATTCGTGAAAAAGAGTGCATAGCACTTACCACGCTGGCAAACTCAACACGCTGGAAAATGGAGCAGGCAGGTAAATTCCCGCGACGTATCAAGATCGGTGAACGTGCTGCAGGGTATCGACTTTCAGAGGTTCAGGCATGGATCCGTGGTGAGTGGCATCCTGGATGGAAACCTGGAAAAACAAAACAGCAATAACCAGTAAATAATGCCCCTCATCACGAGGGGTTTTTTGTCTATAAGGTAAAAACGCGATGAATAAAAATATTGCCGTGACGGGCAAGGGGTACGCTCGTCCAGTGAAAAAATTCTGCGATATTCGTGATCTCGTCGTTCTGCGCTTTGATAGTGTGAACGTTCGTGTGGTGTATCTGAACGGCGATCCGTGGTTTGTTGCAAAAGATGTTTGTGCTGCGCTGGAACTAACCAATTCGCGTACGGCGTTGCAGATGCTTGATGATGATGAAAAGGGAGTAAATTTAACTTACACCCCAGGAGGAAATCAGAATATGAGAATTATCTCTGAGTCAGGTTTCTACAAACTAATAGCCCGCAGCCGCAAAGCAACGACGCCTGGCACATTTGCTCATCGTTTCAGTAACTGGGTATTCAGAAATGTGATACCAGGTATCAGAAAAACGGGGACTTATGGTATCCCGTGGGGTGCATTACAGGATTTTTCCCGCCGTAAAGAGCAATATCAAATAAGTGCCAGCGAGAAGGGGAGGGAGCTACAGGCATGTAAGCGCAAAAAGCGTGAGCTGGAGGAAGAAGAAAAAACGCTGATACGTGAATATCAGCCTGAGTTTTACTTTGGTAACCGCATTCAGTGACAAAACAAAGGCGACCGCAAAAGGGTCGCCAGTGGGAACAAGGGAAAACAAAAGCATCACCAACAATGCCACATTTGCGGCTGGTGGGCAATGTGATCAGTCAGATTTGGTTCGTTCCAAGGTTTGCAACGAGAGCTTTTTCCTGTGCTCTTTAAGGAATTTCTCAAGAGCAAACGAACAAGGTGCGAATCTTTCTGATTCATGTTCATGCGCTATATTTTTGCGTCGTCTCTTACGAGTTGGTGATGGTGTTTTGGTTGATTCTGTGTCGCTCATGGTGCTGTCCTGTAAAGCAATGCGCCTGCGTTCCTCAAACTATGGCGCTGATATTGGCTATTCATGCTCTTTGACCTTGCGTCGCTGGAGTTCTTCACGCGCGACGGTGACGAGTTGCCCGATCTCCTCGGCTGCTTTGATGCCGATTTGTTCGACCTTAGCCAGGGCATCCAGTGACGACACAAGGGGATTTTCTCCGCTGCCTTCTGCTTGGCGGCGGGCTATTTCTCCGCGCATGGCGGTTACGATAAATCCGGCATTGCTTTCACCGTCCAGCTTAACGGATTCCATCCCTTGCATAACATCTAGTGGGACTCTGACAGTTGTCAGTTGTGATTTTGCGTTTTTGTTAGCCGTTGCCATTTCTGAAACTCCTAATCATCGGTGTGTTTCAGTATACACAAAAAAAGAAATACAAAAAGCCTTGACGTGTGTTTCATGCGCTCATAACATGAAACACACCGAAAGGATTGTTGAAATACAAAGAGCAACGCCCCGCAGTGCTGGGAACACATACGGGGCGTCTAACCAACAACGTAAACTAGGAGCCGTTATGGTTGCTGTAAATCATATACCACACCTTGTACACACACAAACGGCCTTTGTGTGGCGTTTTCTGGCACTGAGTGCCGGAGAATCTCAAATCATCCACGTAACCGCCTGGACGGAACGCGAAGCGCGTAGCCGTTGCCCGTCCGGTTGTGTTGCTGTATTCGCTGCAAAAATCCGCCAGGGAGTGAGTCATGCTTAAAACCTTCCGTGTATTTGCCCGAGCTGTTAACCCAATAGGCCACACAATTGGTATCGCTCAGAATGTGAAGGCTGTTAATGTTCAGACGGCTATTGCTGCGGTGAGAAGCGAATCATCAGAATATGGCTTATCACAAGTCATTATTTCAGCAGTGTATGAATTAAAAGAGGTGCATTAATGCAGGAAATTACATTACACGAAGCCGCTGAACGTGCGCACCAGACAGAAATTATTTGCCGCCTTCTTGAGGTATACCCGAACAAAATTACAGATGCTGATATATCCGCACTGGCGAGCCTACTGGCGCGTCTTTCGGGAAGTGTCGCTAGTTTTTTGATTGAGGAAGAAAGTAAGCTGGTGGGGGATTAAATGAATACAGAACGGGAAGTCTTTTTTAAATTGTTAGCATGTGCAGAAAGTTCATTAACTTTAAATAATTCAGCAAAAGCAATATTAAATATGTGGCTTGATTGCATAAATGACAATGAAGATGCAAATATTGCTTATGGCCTGTTGTCACTTATTGATGAATCAGCAGAAAAACTCAATGACGCAATAAATAGTGCCCTGCTATCAAATAAGTCGAGTTAAGTCGAGGAATAAATAATATGGAAATGAAAAATTCTGGCTTTATTGCCAGCGGCCCCGCTCGACCTGAATTTATGAACGGCGATATTTACCGCGATAAATACGGCGGCACGGTAACGATTAAAGGCGTGGCAGAACGGCGCATCACTTACCGCCGTGAGGGGTATAGCTATGACTGCGTGATGCCTGTTTATCAGTTCCGGCGTGATTTTTCCCTGGTATATGCCGCACCCCGCAGTAAGCCCATCAGCAGGGAAAAAGCGTGGGGAAATATCCAGAAAATGAAAACCATGATTAACGGATTCAGAGGTAAAAAATGAAACTGGCACCGAACGTAAAACAGCAGTCACGCGGCATAAAACACAAAGGAACAGAAGTCATTATTTTTGCGGGTAGTGATGCCTGGGCACACGCGAAACAATGGCAGGAACATGATGCGCGTATGGCCGGAGATAATGAGCCTCCTGTGTGGCTTGGGGAGCAGCAGCTATCCGAACTGGATAATCTGCAAATTGTGCCGGAAGGCCGAAAATCAGCACGCATATACAGGGCCGGATATCTTGCGCCTGTAATGATAAAGGCGATTGGTCAGAAGCTGGCGGCAGCAGGCGTACAGGATGCAAATTTTTATCCTGAGGGTATGCACGGCCAGGAGGTGCAGAACTGGCGCGAATATCTGGCCCGTGAACGCCAGAATCTTTCTGATGGTCTGGTCATTGAGCTTCCGGTAAAGCAAAAGGCGCAACTTTCGCAGATGGCGGACAGTGAGCGCGCGCAGTTGCTTGCCGATCGCTTTGATGGCGTTTGCGTACATCCTGAAAGTGAAATCGTTCACGTATGGCGCGGCGGGGTATGGTGTCCGGTCAGCACAATGGAACTTAGCCGCGAAATGGTGGCGATCTATTCAGAGCACAGGGCCACTTTCAGCAAGCGCGTAATCAATAACGCCGTGGAAGCGTTAAAAGTTATTGCCGAACCAATGGGCGAGCCGTCTGGCGATTTGCTGCCGTTCGCCAATGGTGCGCTTGACCTGAAAACAGGGGAATTTTCCCCGCACACGCCGGAGAACTGGATCACCACGCACAACGGCATTGAGTACACGCCACCAGCACCAGGGGAGAACATCCGCGATAACGCGCCAAACTTTCATAAATGGCTTGAGCACGCAGCCGGAAAAGACCCGCGCAAGATGATGCGTATATGTGCCGCGCTGTACATGATTATGGCGAACCGGTACGACTGGCAGATGTTTATTGAGGCCACCGGAGACGGCGGGAGCGGTAAAAGTACATTCACACACATAGCCAGCCTTCTGGCAGGGAAACAGAACACGGTAAGCGCTGAAATGACATCGCTTGATGATGCTGGTGGACGTGCGCAGGTTGTCGGGAGTCGTCTTATCGTCCTGGCTGACCAGCCGAAATATACAGGCGAAGGAACGGGCATCAAGAAAATCACAGGCGGCGACCCCGTGGAAATTAACCCGAAATATGAAAAGCGTTTCACGGCGGTAATCAGGGCGGTGGTGCTGGCGACCAACAACAACCCTATGATATTCACCGAACGGGCCGGAGGTGTGGCACGTCGTCGCGTGATTTTCCGTTTCGACAATATCGTCAGTGAGGCCGAAAAAGACAGGGAGCTACCGGAAAAGATTGCGGCTGAAATCCCCGTTATTATCCGCCGATTGCTGGCGAACTTTACCGACCCTGAGAAGGCACGGGCTTTACTACTGGAACAGCGTGACGGTGATGAAGCACTGGCAATAAAGCAACAGACGGATCCGGTTATTGAGTTTTGCCAGTTCCTGAATTTTCTGGAGGAAGCGCGCGGCCTGATGATGGGTGGCGGTGGTGATTCAGTGAAGTACACGACCAGGAACAGCCTTTACCGCGTCTATCTGGCGTTTATGGCATACGCGGGCAGGAGCAAACCGCTAAACGTGGCTGAGTTCAGCAAGGCCATGAAGCCAGCGGCGAAAGTTTACGGGCATGAATATATTACGCGAAAAGTTAAGGGAGTAACGCAGACCAACGCAATTACAACAGACGATTGCGACGCGTTTTTATAATTTTTTGTAAAAGCCATCTACCCCATCTACCTGAACGAAATAAACGCATATTATTCAACATGATAAGTGGGTATAGGGCTAGGTAGAAGGCTAATAAAAGCTCTCTACCTCTTCTACCTGATTTTATCAGTTTCAGGTAGCAGGGTAGA